ATCTCTAGGCCCCAAACCTCTGTGAGAGGGCTGAAATGGCCTTTATCGATGATGTTTTGAGCCATGGTGCCTGCTTCCTGACCTAAATCAGATAGATCCATATGACCCTCACCTTTTACGTATCCCTCAAGAATTCTATGCATTATTGTACCCCGAGCGGCTGCATCATCACGTATTTGATCTGCCTTCTTTTCGCCTTCTCGTTGCCTCCATGCTGCCAGCTTTGCCTTACTTTCTTCAGATTTGGTGGCAGACAATATCGTTGTCACCGATGGCAATTTTTCCTCGTTTATGTCATACACCCTACCAGTTGGTAGAGTTACTCGTTTTATAGTTTGATAATCAAACTTCGGCTTTCCGTTCCATAGCATATGTAACCTTTCTAGTTTAGAACTATTCTAAACTCATAGCTTGTTTATATTCTTTTAAATCAACCACTTTACCATTCATGATCTGTGCATCGTAATGATCTATGATTTGTTGTATCTTAGGCAACTTGGTATGTGCCCAGGGCCAGATTAAACAACATACATAAAACGCATCACGAAATGTAACTCGCCATCTATATTGTTTTAGATACGGCGTACCATCAACTCGTTTACCCTTACGCGGCTTATCGGTTAAAGTACCAACACCTAAGACTTCATGTACCCAAAGCAAAACAGACTTATCTGTCATGGTTATTTCCATACTTAATCTTAAGCTATTTGATATGCGATGTCCTACACCTTTGTGTTTCTTTTTCTTTTCAGGTCCACGTTTAAAATGTATTGAACCTTCACCATCAAATAACCCTGCAATATATGCTCTGTCAGTTTCTGCTATTGTTTTTGTATTATCCATCTAACCGCCGTTGTTGTTGGATCAAAGCCATCGAACTTTAAATCTCTGGCACAAGATGTTAAAAAAAACATCATTAAAGCAATCCATATTATTGATTTCATTTAAGACTCCGAGCTAATAAACATTTCTTTTCACCCATGGCATGGGTAGTAAATCCAAACAAAGTTAGTGCATAGGCAACAATACTCATTTCAAATTTATCTATATCGTCAAATACAAATCGTGCTTTTTTCGCTGCTCGATTAGCAAACCAAACTGCTTCTGTTAATACATCTTTGGACATGTGGGGTCCGTCAAAATGCACAAACGCATAAGTCTTNTCATTCCAATCAGGATGACACATAAACATAGTGTCAGTCATNTTGGCCAAAACAAACTTACCTTTTTCCTGATACTCCTTAAAATCATTAAGCAAAGTATCTCTCATTTCATCAGTGTAATCTGTTTTAAANTCACCACGCCATCGTTGTGGCCAATTCTTTGTATATTTTTCATCGTAATGCTGGTAAGACAAATTACCATAAGGATCTATACCTACATGTATGTAATTATTTTGTATGTTATCCATTATTATTTTAGAGCCAAGTCCTTCACGTACACCTACTTCACAACTATAGTGACCTTGACAATCAAACTTAGACCACTTCTCTAACAGATCATACTCTTCACTATCACCTTTTATCATAACTTCTCCGGCTCAAATTCTTTTAAAACTTCTAATTTTTCCTTGGCGTTTGCAATCTTATCAACAAGTTTATTACACTCTTCAACGTGTTGAGGATGTTCTCCAATACCAACAGATCCTTCTAAATATATTTTTAACGTAGCATCAGCATGGGCAATATCCGCTTGGTATTGCGCTTCTAATGCATCAAGTATTGCTCTTTTCATTTAACCTTCTTTCTAGTTTAGTTATTGTATCTTTTAATAATTTAATTTGTTTACCTGCACGTTTACACACGCTTTGTAAAAATTTTATTTTTTCTTTGTCACTGGGTTGTATCATTATGTTCCTCCTCTTCTTCTACTTCACCTTGATTGTCGCAAAACTCACAATCAGCCCATTGTTCTTCGTATGCTTGTTCAAATGGCACACGAACAAATCCATTACCATTGCATACTTTGCAGATAATCTTTCTTTTCATTTGCTTTCTCCTTAAAATATTTCTTTGCTTTCATTCTCACATACTCATGATCAAAACCTGCGAACGTACAAACAGATTTAAAATCTGCATTGGGTTCTAAAAAATAATTACGAGCAGATTCCATAAATCTTCTTTGATANAATCTTCCGTAAGAATAAAAACCCCTACCTATCGCATCCTCTAAAGCTACAATTAAAACGTTTCTCCAAAGAGACTTGATAGGATCTTTGCTTTCTCCTAATACGTTAACTGCTTTTGCTTCGAATTTTGCCATTTAACTTTTTTGCTTTCTCGTCTACCAACATTCTAATCACTTGTGCTCTTGATAGGGTGATCCCTGGTGCCAGGACCTTGGTCATCTTATCAATTTTGTTATAGCAATCATGATCAACTGCAAGACTTTTATATCTACTTATGTCTGTCATTATCTTTCCTTTTGTTATATACAATCATATAGGATATTTATATAATTTTACAAGAGCTGTCAAGTTTTTCTTTTGAAATATATTGCCTAGCTAGCTCGTCGGCCTTGTCGATTATACGGTTTATAATCGCGTTTCTCATGTTTATTTAAATTCTTTTTGTGACGTCTAGGCCTTTTTTTAGGCTTATCTCTAGGTGTAAAATGTTTAAATGTTCTCTTGGCCATCTTTTACTTGTTTACATTCAATTGTTTGATCAACTAACCAGGTTACTAATACATCTCTATTACTATCAGAGTTGTTATTCATGTAATGTTCATAACAAGGATGAGGTAAAAAAGCAACTAACTTACCTTCTTTAGATTTTATAGCTTTATTATGTCTTGGAAAAATTAAATCTGCATTTTCATTAGTTGTTAAATTTATGCTCAAAGATAAAACTCTAGGGTGTATACTTTGCCCTGATTCAAAAGAAAAAAGTCCATCAGCATGACAATACAATTTATCTCCTTTTTCATATCTATGAAAAGTATAACCAGTATCTTGCAGATCTACATTATTTAAACTAAAACTGTAAGATAATCTCTTAGTTATAAAAAGATTAAGTCTTTTAAATATTTTTTGATCTAAATCCTTTAATTCTTCATGTTGATTTGTATCAACACTGTTTCCTTGTCTATTATATTCTATATCTAATTTATTTTTATCGATGTGAGCACTACATCTTCTAATTATTTCTTCACAAGATTTTTTATCTAAAAAATTATCAATCTCTATGAACATTGTGTTTTATAAATTCTTTATCACTTTCACTTAATTTCAAATATCTTATACTACCATTAATGTGTTGTCTCGTATCATGACCACAGTTTGTNCATCTGTAAAAATCAGATACAATTGCAACNAGTATTGATTCTTCTTCACACTCTTCACAATGACCATGTACAGTGTCTATCTTATGAAATACTTTAAAATCTTTAGACAAGATCTACTGCCTTTCCTGTAATAGGTTTGTATTTAGTTTTTTTATCTTCTCTGTACGCTCTCATGTATTGTGCTCTCGGTTGAAATGGTATGTAGCTTGCATGTATCCATCCCGAGTTAGGTTCGCCAGGCGTGTAGTATTCGAGGATCAGCTGGTCTGTTTCACAGTTTGCATAAACCCAATCAGCAACTTCTGCATTGTCCACACCTAACACTTCAAAATCAACCGCCTCTGCTTTTGAATGTTGGCTGTTTAAACTCGATCCTATGGCTATGCATAACTCAGGTGAACGATAGCCGCTGGTCACTTTTACTCTGCCGAATTGATCTCGCACTGGCTGTAAAATTTTTTCACAAAGTGTTTTTAATTTATCTATTTGATCTGCGTTAGGTTCGTTATCGATACCTTTACGTATCGCAGTATCTGATTTGGTTAGCTCTTGTAAACTAAAGTTACGTGTAAGTTTCATTATTTTAATATTAACTTTTTAATTGATTTAGATCCATCAATATTTTCCTCTAATTCTGCTTCACATTTTATGCATTGATACTTAACGTTGCCACCTATTTTTAAACCACGTTTAGCTATACGTGCACCTCTCATACACTCTGCATATCCAGTTTGTATTCGTGCTTCTTTAATTTCTCCGTTAACCAGCATAAGTAAAGCTACTACAACTTCTGTCATTGGTGACTCCCATTAGCTCTTACTTTATCTTTTAATTCTTCTACATCAGATAATAGTTTTTCTAATTGTTTTTGAGTAAATTCTATGTTGACTTTGTTTGTCATGTTTTGTTCTTGATTTTTTTGTAACTTCTCGACGTCAGAAAAAATTGCCTCCAGGAGCATGTACTGCTCTTGGTCCGTGGGCAGTTGTTCACTTTTTTTGAGCAG